GAACGAACGCCATAAGTTGAGGGGCGTAAATGGGATGCTTTCGTACTATAGGCGCAAAAAAGCTAAGCCGGAAGCGGAGGTGCTTGCGGCTTAGCTAAGGTGGGTGTACGCGGTGATCAGCCTTCGGCGATGGAACTAAGCGGTTGCGCCGGCGCAGTGTCCGCTTCCGGCTTAGCTTGCGCGTCTTCCGGCTCAGCTTGCGCGGCTTCCGGCTTAGCTTCCGACTTAGCGTCCAGCTGAGGCTGAGCGGCGTCCAGCTTAGCGGGCTCGGTGCGGTCGAGCAGTTGCCACTTGCCTGTTTTCTCGTCGAGGAGGTAGCTGCCTCCCTCGGCCGGGATGGGGTCGGGGGTGGGCAGCGCGGAGGTCTTGGCCATAAGTGGCGTGGGGGTGTGAGGGTGTGGGGGTGTGGGGGTGCGCTGCGGCTCAGGTGAACGCGAGGCTTACTTCGTCGTTACCGGTGGTGGTCGGAACGGCGATGAAGGGGATATTGAGCATCTGGATGCCGTCTTGGTCGCCGTAGGAGGGGTTGGCGATGTCACACTGGCTGGCGGTGAGCGTGACGCGGTTGCCGGCGGTGGTGCCGTGCAGGAAGGTGAGGTTGCCGGTCGTCTCGGTCTGGGCGAGGTTGAAGTAGTCCTTGGTGGCCAGGGTGGGGGCCTCGATCATGACCGTGCCAGCGGGCTTGCGGTCGGTGATCAGGACTTCCTTGGTGCAGCCGACGAGTTCGCGGTAGACGGTGCTGTTGGCGATGTCGAAGCTCACCGACTGGAGGCAGCCGGCGTAGCTGAAGAACTGGAACGCCGAGGTGTTGCCCTGCTTGAAGACCAGGGGGCTGGCTTGGGTGCTGTAGGTGACAGCGGGGGCGGCGGTGTCTGTGGGTGCGTTGTAGACGCCGGTCATCGTGAAGTCGATTGTGGGGATCTCGCCCACGGCTGCGTTCAGGGTGAAGGTGCCACGGCAGCCGGTGGCCTTGTGCAGCACGCCGTCGTTGTTGAAGTAGATCGTGGCACTGGAGAAGGCGGCGCTGACCGGGGCGTAGGTGACGCTGGTGGTAGCGACGATGGTTTCGCTCATGCCGCACGCCTGGAGAATCGAGCCGTAGCGGGGAGCCGTACCAGCGGTGCCGGAACCGGCCATTTCGACCTGGAACGTGATGCTCACGCGGCTGTTGGCGAGCAGCTGCGGGCTGTTGCCGAGGTAAGGGCGGATGAGATCGCGGCTGACGAGATCAGCTTCGATCGGGGTGATGTCAAGGTTGCGCACCAGCAGCGCGTCGGTGCCTGCCGGCGAGCTGTCGGTGCCGTAGGTCACCTCCTTTTTCACGAGGATTAGACGCTTCCGAGTCAGTGCCATGTGTGCCTAGGAGGTTGCCCTCCTACTCGTGGTATGCAGAGCACAGGCTAGGCAGCGAGGCTTACAACGATTACGGACTCGACGCACCTTAGATGCTTAGGTCGCTTACCGATGTGCGGTAGAGGATTCTGTAGTTGTTGAAGATTACGCCTACAGGAGTGTCGGCGGCTTCTAGGGTAAATTCGGTGGGGCCTGGTTGGATGTCGATGCACAGGCCGCCCAGGGTGAGGTCGGCGACGAGTTTGCTGTGCATAGACTCGATTATTGGATCGGCAGCTTGATCGGGTACAGCATCACGCACAATGATTACCACGCGCATGTTTAGTACGTGGTCGAGTGTGGGCAGCGATGTGTTCTGCGTCGGCACGTTGCTTACGGGCTCGACGATGAGGGCGGCGCTCTCGGCGCGTGCCACCGGCTCGACGCGGCTGCGGTAGATGCGCGTGCCAACGCCAACGGTGCCGACGAGCGTGGTCCGCACCGCGCTAAGGATTTGCTCGCGCTTGGTTGTCACTGACTAATTCCCGTGATGATTACACGGCCACGCTTGACGGTAATTGAGCTGGTGGCGCTGTGGTTTGCTATTTGCAGGCTAACCTCGTCGTTAGCTGCCATGCTTACGAGCCAGGTGGTGATTAGAGGCGCGTCATTACTACTACTAAATGTGCGACATTCGCTTTGCGTGATGCCTACGCCGTTCTTAGCTAAGCGGAGTCCAATAATCTGGTTATTACCGGCGTGTGCATCTATCGCGGCGCTTACGCTTACGAGTTGCGTTGCGCCGCTCGTGTTCTTTAGGCCGAATAGGTCAGTGGTGCCGAGGCTTAGGCCGTAGGCGGTAGTGGAGTCGAAGGTGGCGGTAAGGCCCGTGGAGACGTAGGTGCCTTGAGTGGCGATGTTTACGGTGCCGGTGTTGGCGTAGCTGGCTTGGCCGCGGACGTGGACGCCGGCCAGGAAGTAGGGGAGGGCGTTCCAGGCGGTGGAGCCGGTGCCGACCTTGATTTTGCGGGTGTCGGACTCGATGCCCGTCTCGCCGGAGAGGAGCGTGGGGTTGGCGGCGGTCCAGGCCGCTGCGGTGTCCGTGCGTAGTTGGATCTGGGCGATGGTGCTCATGCTGTACCCCCACTGATGTCGTTGCCATCAATGTAAGTGGTGGAGGCGGCACCGCCGTTGATCAGTGGGTTGAGCTGATCTAGGCCCAGGTCGTCGATCGAGACCACAGCACCGTTAGCGCTAATCGGGGTGGTGGAGGTGATGTGCGTGGTTTCTAGGTCGCGTTGTAAGGATAGTTGCGTGAACACGCCGTCGCTAATTAGGACGTTGGCGCGTACGGTGTAGGCGGCACCGTTTACGGTAAGTTTTGAGCCGTAGAGTAGGTCGCCAAACTTAGAGGATTCGCAAGTAAGTGTGTACTCGGTGCTGATTACTTGGCCATCGACAATTAGTTCGCTGGGCATGTCGAGGATGCCTAAGCCGGATGCAGAGCCTGCTACGACGCTTACGCCGAAGTCGGCTAAGTACAGGCCGGTGTCTTCGGTGATCACGCGAATACCCTCGATGGGTGTTTGGGCTCGACGAGGTAAGCGTCCCACTCCTCAGGCAGCATACCGATGTAGTTGACGTGCCAGCCGCTCAGCAGCACGGGTGGGGTAAGCACCTCGCCGGTCTCGGGGTCGTAGGTGCCTCCTGTGTAGATGGGGCCGATGACATCCAGGGCGTGGGTGTGGCTGGCGGTAAGCACCACGGTGTCGCCGTCTTCATTGGTGGTGGTAAGGCCAGCAGCATCCAGGGCAGCCATGCCGGTGGATTCGTCGGGGAAGCGGAGGTAGTGCGTCATTGCGTGATAGATCGCAGAAGCGGCTGAGGGTCTACAGCCTTCCAGTAGGTACGCTCTGGGTCGCTGACAAAGGCGCCCTGCTCAGTGCTGAAGCCTCCAGCGTTAGGCCCTCGATACCAAGCGCCAGTGCCGCGTTCTGTGCAGGTGTCGGCAGCAAACACCCAGTCGCAGATCGTTCGCTGAGGCGGGTCGCCAGCGGCCAGGCAGTGCCAGTCAGCGCCTTGATAGTCTTTGCTCATCAGTCCATCTCCAGTGGATTGGTCACGGCTCCGGTGTTGACGCACGCGGGGCCACCACTATTGAAGCACACAGCAGCGGGCTGGGTAGTGTTGCCGTCTACGAGGTTTGTCATTGCGTGATCGCCTGGAGGGTGCTGTTGGAAAGGCGCTGGGGCCAGTAGGTGAGGCGGCGGATGGTGCCGTTAATTGGCACTGCTGCATTTGCAGTGCCAATAGTTGCCTGAGTAACTGTGGGCAGGGTTGCTGTTGAATTAACTGCTGGACTAAGACCGGCGCCAGTTACGGCAACATTGTTAACTGCTACTGCTGCGGCAATGCGAACCAATGAACCATTGATGAAACTGTTGATTGGCGCACCGGTGTTTCCTTGCAAAACATTGTTATCAACAACAACAACGTTTGCTGTTGTGCTGCCGCCTTGCTGTCCAAGGCGCCAGCGTTCATTTGCTGTTGTATCGTCAAAACCTACAACGCCAACGTTCAGCGTCGTTGCAGGAGAAACGCATTGAGCAAACACCGTCCCCTCATCCTGCCGATACCAGGAGCTGAAGTTCGCCCCCGTGATGCTGGCAACGTCCGCGCTGCGGGTGACTGCGGCGGTGGTGGTGGGGATGACGCTAGTAGCAAACGCGCCTTGCTCTAGCTGGGGCAGGCCGATGCGGATGGTGAAGTCAAGTGTCGCGCCAATGGTGTAGTTAGCTGCAATAATGGGCCGCAAAAACGCTGTGCTTGCATTATTGGTCACAACAGTACCAGAGTCTCTTGCCAAAGTAGCTGGATACGTTCCGAGAGCAGGGAGTAAATCACTCAAAGTTGCTCCACCGGAATCCTGCTGACGAACCGGGTAAAAAAGAGATGCTGCCGAGATCGATCCTGCTACCAGTTTTTTATAAAGGGAAAAAGTCCATGACTGGTTGTTGCCAGCAGTGATAACAGAGCTGGGCTCAAGAAAGATGTTCGCAAATGTGCCCGTAGTGGTTCCGTTGTAACGCACATCAACATAGGGAACACCCATTTCTGTTCCAGTGCCTACAACGGAGATCGTTAAACCTGCACCGCCACCGACGGACCAATTCGTCGGCAACGTCCCCGGCGTACCAGCTACCGCGCCAACCATCGTGTTGTTGCGGATGCTGTTCGTCCTCTGCTCCTCCACCATCAGGCCCAGGCTCTCGCCGGTTGTGGGGTTGTGGTCAAACCTCGGCACATCCACAGCCGCCGTCTGCAGCGTTCCCGCGCTGTCGATGTAGGTCGCGCTGCTGGCGCGGGTGAAGGTGACGAGGGGGCCGACAGTCTTGGTGACGGCGAAGTTAAGGTCGAGGCTTGGCACCGCTTGCGCAGCGCGCGCCAAGCTAT